ATAAGAGTTCCCCAAGTTGCACTCTGAGCTGTTGCTGTGGAATCCCCAACGTCATCGATGATTAGATACCTATCACCATTTATCGGTGTACCCGGATCAAATGTTGCAGGGTTAATAATTTTCTTGACTCCTGTAAGTGTGTTTGCAGGTATTGTGTCATCATCAATACTGTACAGCAATATGGTATCATCGAGTGTTGTTGTTGCTATTGTTCCTATGATCTCATTGCCGTTTGGTTGAGTTAACCTAATCTGTGACGTGCCGTTTGTTACAACACCGTACTGTTCTAATAAAACTTTCCAGTTTACCGCCGGTCCAAATGTTTCAAACGGATCTGCTAATCCCGGATCTTTGGCTCCTGTATAGAAACCATCCCCGCCTGATTTAACATTTACACCTGTTGTGCCCAACAACCTCAATTGGTTTCCTGTAACCAATAATCCAAAGTTGTTTGGTGTGATAAAACTTTTTGAAATCAAAGAACCATCTATCAATCCTTTTGTTATTCCGCCGTCGTCGTCGTATACACTCATAATAATTTTCTGTACAACACCTAATTTCTTGACTTTCACTGGTGGTGATAACCATATGGGCATTGAGAAATCAAGAGTTGCAATATCTATCTCTGTATCCGCACCAACTGGAATAGTCCTTGAACTAAATTTTATTCCCGTCAGTTCCACATAACTTAAACTGGTCCAGTCAATGTAGTTGTCTGACTTTTGTATCTCGAAATCTGGATTGAAAAGGTATAAAATCTGCTCTAAAATTTGTAATTTTTGATCTGTGTTTGAACTCCATATGTCTGCTGTGACTTCTAATCTAAAAGGAGATGGCATAACTTTCTCGATAGTGTATCCTGCACCTAACTCGTTTGTGTAGTTTCCGTCACTGTCAATGCCTCTTTCTTTTAGATGCTGTTTTTCAATGTGATATGGGTTTTGCATCCTTTCCCTGTCGTAATTTAATTCTCTAACATAGGCCGCTATCTTTGGTGTGTACTGTAATGCATTCTCAGAATTCTGTCTAATGATGTTTGCAACTTGCCTTGTTGGGTCTCCGTATACAACAGGAACAGCTCTCAAAGTGATTGAATCATCTCTACCCTTGCCTGTTTCCACAGAGAAATTACTCAAAATTCTAATGAATTGAGTTAAAAATTTCCTAATCTGTCCTTCATAGAAGTGTAGCATTCTTAATTGTCAGCCTTTGGTTTGAGAGCATCTGTTAGTGATTGCCGTTGTTTTGTTGTCAATCCGTTTATGGTGTCAGACGTTGCGTTGTTGACAAAACTTGTTTTATAGTTGCTTCTCGAATCGTTGTTTGTTGTAGTTATTCTAACTGAATCCTCTATCTTGACCCATCTGGTTCCATCGAAACGGAACAATCTGTTTGGTAAGAAATCTGTTCTCAAGAAATAGTCACCCTTGTCAGTATTTGAATTTGGAAAGCTAATTCCAAATCCTGCCGGGTTGCCATTTGGTGCTACTCCGTCTCCATCTAGATAAAAGCCATAATGTGAACTTGCCGGTGAGTCGATAACTGCATTCACCTTTTTGTCTGAACTTGCTCTCTGTGATTCGGTATTGACATTGTCAGTCCTAATATTTCCTCTTTCATCGATAGGTGCAACATAGTATTGCTTGTAGTTGAATCCTGATTTTGGTGCGTCCTGCTCTGCTTGTGCAACAACTTGATCATTGATAGATTTTTCTTTGTTAAAAGTTGACATGTAACTAGCAAGAGATCCCTCTGTTGCGGCATCGCCTAATATGTCTCTGTATTCCTGAGAGTCTACTAGAGATTTCATTTTCAATCTCAACAGATGTGGCCACCATGTCTGTGAGAACCCTTCTGCCGCCCTGTTTACATCTTCAACAACATAATATCTTTTCAATGCGATTGGTATGCTCTCGTCCAATGAATAATCTTCTTTCATGTGTGGGAACTCAACAACATCACCTGCCATTGGTTTCCTTCCAATTCTCTCTACGATATCATTTAAGTGTACCGTTAAAAATAATGTGTCGTTCTGCAGGAACATTCCAAACTGTGATAAGTTGAAGTCTGCATCTTGCACATTGTATATTCCTCTCACGATATAGATGTCGTCTGCATATTTCCTATCTCTGTTCTCTAAAAATAATAGATCCTGTATGGTTCTTTCGTTTAGGCTATCACCTGAATACTGCGGTTGTGATGGCGAAGCGTCTCCATCCTTCTGTGAACTACCTTGATCATAAGGACCTATGTATTTGTGGAAGTGTAGATCAGTTCCACCCACCTGAAACATCTCGTTGATGTTACGATCAAAGAACTTGTAGTCGTTGCCCTTTTCAGGCTTGAAAATAGATAATCTTGGCATATCATACATATTTATTGCACAGGCAAAGGTTATAAATATGAGTATGTCAGAACTACAAACAGGACAACAAGAGATATTCGATTACGTCAAAAATAACCTAGGTGATGGTATGATTGACGTTGAATTAGACCCTAAACACTATCAAACGGCACTGGAAAGAGCTATTAATAAATTCAGACAGAGATCTTCAAACGCTGTGGAAGAATCATATGCTTTCCTAGAACTTAAGAAAGATCAGAACACATATATCTTACCAGATGAGATCATCAACGTAAGAGAGCTTATGAGAAGAACAGTGGGATCAAGAACAGCTGGTGGAGAAGGTGGAACACTTTTTGAACCTTTCAATCTAGCATACACAAACACATACCTTTTGAGGGCAGGTGCTACAGGTGGATTAGCCACTTACTATGCATTCGCATCATACCAAGAATTAGTAGGTAAGATGTTTGGAAGTTTCATACAGTTCCACTTTGATGTTGCAACAAAAAAATTAACTATCACACAGAGACCAAGAGCTGACAACGAAACAGTTCTAATGCACACTGATAACTTCAGACCAGATATAACACTGTTCAAGGATATCTATTCTAAACCATGGATCAGAGATTACACACTCGCTGTATCCAAGGTAATGATAGGAGAGGCGAGAGGCAAGTTCAGTACCATCGCAGGTCCACAAGGTGGAACAACACTCAACGGTGATGCCTTGAAGAACGAAGGACAGGCCGAGATGGAAAAACTAGAATCAGAGATAGGTAATTTCCAAGAAGGTGGAACACCACACAGTTTTGTTATTGGTTAATTGACCACTATTTCCATTTAAATAATAGTATCATGATAGATACTCGATACAAAAAACTTTCCAAATGCACACTAGAAGAACTAACCAACATGGTTGACGATCTAGAGAATGTTGCCATACATGCCTTGAAAGAAAAGAAACTGGGCGTACGGAAACTGGTATTAACATCGGTTCATGATGTTAAAAAAGAGATTGAAAAACGTTTAAAAAAATAGTATAATAAACCTATGTTAGTAGGTGTAGTAGGATTAATAGGTTCTGGTAAGGATACGGTCTCGGAAAGACTTGTACAGAAACACAAATTCAAAAAAGATTCATTTGCAAAAAGTTTGAAAGATGCAGTAAGTTCCATGTTCAACTGGGACAGGGAAATGCTTGAAGGCAAGACAGATGAGAGCAGATCATGGAGAGAACAACCTGATGCCTTCTGGAGTAAAAAATTCAACAAAGATGTAACGCCTCGTTGGGTGCTACAACACTTCGGCACAGAAGTAATGCGACAGAACATGCACGATGCAATATGGATCGACAGCTGTCTGGCCAGATACAAAGGCGAGCCCACAGTAATATCCGATACCCGATTTGAGAATGAGATCAAAACAATCAGAGAGTCCGGTGGTAAGATCATACTTGTAAAAAGAGGACAAGATCCTGATTGGTTTACAAGCTACGTAGAAGGCAACATAATGCCTGCAGGAATCCACAGTTCAGAATTTGCATGGGCAAAATCAGATTTTGATTATGTTATTAGGAACGACGGAACTTTAGAAGAGCTATACAGTCAAATAGATGACCTAATCATCAGCAACAAGATCACCAATACGCCATCCCAACTTACGGACACTTCCCAACCTTTGGCAATTGGCGCAAACAGTTTTTAAGTTAGTACTCGCAGTATTCCTCATACTACCATCCACAAAGAAAACGTCCAACTGGGATTGCTTTTGTGCCCTGAATCCACACAGCTCACACTTCTTGTGTTTCTTGTATCCGGATCTCTGTAGAGCTGTTATTCCTCCCACTTTCTTGCCAGCCTTCTTCCGGTTACAAGTATCACACAGGCTACGCCAATAGATGGTCGTGCCTTTCCTGTAAGCATAGGCCCTGGGCTTTGCTTTACACTCCTTACACAGCGGTCTGTTGTTGTATGCCATACACTTATTTACGTCGCCTATATAGGTACCTAAAAATAGCAAGTTATATCGTAAAAACCATACGATTGAATAAATAACTCTAGTATACGTTAAACTTGCAAGGAGAAAACGAAAAATGGCATTAACATCACCAGGAGTAGAAGTTTCAGTAATAAACGAAAGTTTTTACGTACCATCAGATGCTGGTACAACACCACTATTCATAGTAGCATCATCACAGGATAAGACAAACGGAGCAGGCGACAGCACAGCAACAGGAACACAAACTGCAAACGCCAACACAGCTTTCTTGATCTCATCTCAAAGAGAATTAACAGAGACTTTCGGAGATCCGAAATTCTACACAGACGCATCAGGAAATTCATTAAACGGTTATGAATTGAATGAATACGGTCTACAAGCGGCTTACTCATTCTTGGGTGTGGCTAATAGAGCTTTTGTTTTAAGAGCGAACATTGATACTAGCGATTTGATCGGTAGTGCATCGGCTCCTACAGCAAGACCAACAGACGGAACATACTGGTTTGACCTTGCATCAACTAGCTATGGTTTATTTGAATTTTCAAAAACTAATCAAGCGTTCACAACAATTACTCCAATATTGATCACACTAGTTGCTGATCTAGTTGGCGGTGTTTCTACTGGTGCACCACTGACTTCTATTGGACAAACTGGATCATACGCAATAAACACAACACACGTTTCAAACAAGATCTTCAAGAAGACAGCAAGTAACACTTGGGTACAGATTGGATCTCAGGCATGGCACACTTCACTACCTGTAGTGACAGTTGCATCTGGAACAACAGTTACTAGTGGTCATAACATGATCATGAATGGTATCACTGTCACAGTTTCAGGAACTTCATTAGCCAATGTTGCATCAGCAATCGGTTCTAACGTGACAAACGTTACAGCTTCAGTAAACAGTGTGACAGGTAACCTAGAGATATTCCACAACGGTGGCGCACTGGGTGACTCAACAGAGGGTACTAACACAATCAGATTTGATTCTGGCACAGGATTAAGAGCTTCATTGGGCATCACATCAGGTGTTGCTAATGGTGTACAGTTTTTACAAGCGGCACACACTTCAAGACCCACTTGGAAAACTGCAGATGAGAATAGACCTAACGGTTCAGTTTGGTTCAAGACTACATCAGCCAACTCAGGTGCTAACATTGTTGCTAAACTTTATGCTTCAGCAAGTGCAAGTTTCTCAACAGTAGCGGCTCCATTACATGACGATCACAGCACAGCGATCTTTAAGTTAGATGCGGCGAACGGTGGGACTGCATTAACAGTTGGAACTTTATACACACAATTCAATATAACTGAGCAGAGCATGACGGCGGCAGACGCATTGGACACAACACCTAACATTGGTGACTTCCAACTATTCAGATACGAAGGTGGTCAAACTACTGTTACAAGTAAATTGACTAGCCCAAGTTTCACAGCAACAGAAACTTTCACAATCAAAGAGACAAGAAAAAATCAAGATGGTTTCAGTACAGCAGTTACAGTTACACTAGGTGGAACAGGTGCTGATGATTTTGTTGCGGCAGTCAACGCTAAAGTAAACGCTAATGCATTATCTACATCAACTACTGAACTGATAAATGTTAGAGCAAGTAAATTAACAACTGGCGAGATCGTGCTTACACACGTACTGGGCGGTGACATCAGATTAGTGGACGGAGACATTGGTACACCATTGGCAGATGCAGGTTTTGATTTTGCCTCAACAGCACATGTTTACGGAACGTTCACAGCAAACAGTTCAACACTGATTGACAACTTGTACACAGTTCCAACTGGAGAGTCCATGGACTCAACAGCAAACAGAGGATTGGTAATTTCAAACTGGAAAAGATTAAGCTACACAGCTTCACTTTCTGCTCCAAGCAACGAACCAGCAGACGGTACACTATGGTACAGCACTACTTTAGATGCAGACATCATGGCACACAACGGAACTACTTTCGTTGGATATGCAACAGCATACACAACTACAGATCCAAATGGTCCACAGTTTAGTGCAACAGCACCAACTCTACAATCAGATGGTACTGCACTTGTAAGCAATGACTTATGGATTGACACAAGTGATCTTGAGAACTATCCAAAACTTTACAAATACAACACAGCGGCAACGTTGAGTTCAACTAACACAGCCAACC